CCGTCCCATATTTCTGACCCACCCAATACCGAACGAGCGCTCGCTCTATACCAGAAAGATTAAACCTGGATGGATATACAGTGCTGTACGGATATACAGTAAGCCAGGCGCTGGATGGATATACAGTAGCGATGTGAGAGTTTACATGGCTACCAATAAGCCAAAAAACTACTGTACAAAAAACCAGTAAAAAAAATCAAAATAATTATTGACAAGTATTATTATAGACAATAATATATAGACACTGTTTAGGCAGACTAACTAACTACAAAGGTATTGATATGGCTACTAACTATTTTGGAAGATATAAGACAAAGGTTAAGAGGGTGTGTTCTGGTGAATATCTGGTGACGCAGATAGACACAGAAAATGAAAAGCCGGAGATAACTTGCTTGCTTGTAAACATATCTGAGCCTCTTATCGGCTATGAGTGGCTCGTTGGCCAACCCGTCAGGAAATATGGCCAAGTTCACTATGACACTATCCATTCTTGTGGCTACCCAACCAAAAAAGACGCTCTCAAGTGGTTATCTAGAGAATATGTCGATTGGCTAGAGGATTAACAATCCGCACTGATGAGGCCATTGGTACTGGCCGAAACCCCTTCGGGGGTCTGTGGAAACCAATTAGAGGGTTAAATAATGAGTACAAAAAACGAAATAGAGATTTTCGAAATAGTTGTCGACAATGACATTATTGGTCCACTCAGCGGGCGATTTGAATCATTTGAGTTAGCTAATGAGGCGGCAATGCAAGCCTCTAGGACAACAAGTAATATCACGTTGACCATCTTCCTTAATGATTCACCACAAGAAATTTACACTTGGCACAATGGAGACTGGGACTAGCAGAAAAGAGATTCAGGCAGAGATTGCCAAATATTCTTAAGGATAAACGCCCAAGGATGGGCTATCACTGACTACAAAGGTATAAATTATGTTCACTATCAAAATATTAATTAATCATATCAATTTAAAGCTAAGATTGACTTCAATTGACGAAACCTGCTTGTCTGGTTCTTATCAGTACACTATCGGAAGTCAGCAAGTAATCCGACATAATGGCAAGCGATACACTTGGGAGTGCAAATGAAGTTACAACAAATTAACTAAAAAACTAAACGGGAGATGAGTAAATGGTTAAACCATTTTGGATAGTCTTTAAACACAACGATGGCAAATTTGAAATCTGGAAAGAGTACGATGACAACCATATCTGGGATGCTCCCACCTACGAGGTTTTGGGATACTTTGATAATCGTAATGATGCGGCTGCTTGCATTAAAAAGTACAGAGAAAACAATTTAAACGAGGGTTAAACAATGAAACTAAAAAACGAGGAAAATAAAATGAACATAAAAGAATTGATAGCATCAATGCTAACTGAAAATACTGGCAGTCACATTCTCGATAGTGGCGGAGCTTATGGCAGGAACTGGGAAAGGCAGAAGGGCAAAACAGTCCAGGATTTTGAAAACGAGCCAGCCGCTACGCTAGAGGTGTATAAATGGGAAGATAAAGACGGTCACTCGCATATTGAAGCCAGTGCAACCGTCAATGTTTACCACCATCTAACTAACTGCCTTGAATTGGATGAGATTTGCAACAAATTCAACTCCAAACCAGTACACGATTGGGACTCCGATATATGCGGGGTTTCCCAAAAAGGAGCAAAAAGATTAGAGCGATGGGGGTTCGAGGTCGGCAATTCATGGAATACCTACAATTGGTGCTCTAGTCACTCACAAGTGTTGCAGGGCACTGACATGGAATTAAACGGGGAGTATTACGTTTTGCTGCAAATCCACGGTGGGTGCGATGTTCGCGGTGGATACACTGATGCCAAGCTATTTAAGGTTATTGGAGAGCAATACAGCGTGGTTGCTGATGACTGCATGTTTTCAATTCCAAACCCAGACGATGAGCACGAATATATCGCGCTGGATTGGCGCGGTGAATGGATTAATCAAGAGGGGACTTCCGCACAGGAAAGCGATTTTCTAGCCTTTGCAGAGTATGCAAAGGGTAACGCTATCCACGGTGATATATGTGAATGGTGCTAGGATAGCAACCAATACTTTAATTGTTAAAGAGCGGCATTCGGGGAGCGCGAGCCCCCGTCATGCCTGTAGTCTAGTAACTAACCACAATGGGGATTATACCATGAATAGCAAACAAAAAGAGATACTATCAGAGGCAATCTGTGCCGCATCATGTGGCCTAATTTTTATCGGGTTCACATTTTTTATTCTGTTTAATTTTTAGGGGGATGAAATGAGGGTATTAAATTTGTATGCAGGTTTAGGGGGCAATCGCAAGCATTGGGAAGACTGCGAAGTGACGGCAGTTGAGATGGACCCAAAGATTGCAGCAATCTATCAGGAGCAATACCCCAAAGATACTGTAATTATTGGGGATGCCCACGAGTTTCTGGAAAAACGCTTTCAGGATTACGACTTTATATGGTCATCACCGCCCTGTCAGTCCCATAGCAGGATGGATAGGGCGAACTATAGGAATTCGCCCTAAGAAAATAGGGCGGCATTTGTTCTGGGCTAATTTTGATTTTGAAGCGGAGGATGTGGCAAGACCTAGGGACTTTATTAACACCAATACTTTGAGTGAGAAGCAAAAATTGATGGACTGGCTAGGGATACATTACACGGGGAATGTCTACTATAACGGTAACCATTGCCCCTTGCAAATATTAAGAAACTGTGTCCATCCAGAATTGGGGCGGCAGGTATTTGACGCTATGGCCGAGCAATGGGGGTAAAATGAATAAAGCACAGGCGATTTTAGAGCGTCTGGAGATGGTGCGGAAAACTGGAAATAGCAAATGGATTGCCAGATGCCCTGCGCATAAGGATGGAACGCCCAGTTTATCAGTAACCGAAGTGAACAACGGTAATCGCGTCCTAATTCACTGCCACGCTGGATGCGGAGCACTAAGTATTCTGGAGAGTATCGGGCTGGACTGGTCTGCTTTGTATCCAGAGGGGGATAATTATTCGCCCTTATTCAAGAGCGGCAGGGAGCAGCGAGCCATTGATGACATGATAGTGGCCATTGCCCAGGCAAAGCTAGACAAAGGGGAGAGACTATCCGAGCCTGACAAACAGGCGCTCATTAAAGCTAAATTACGAACATTATAGGCTACGGTCTATGAAAATCCAATAAAAACAGTTAGTTAGTTCGGACAAATTTTTGAAATTTGTGTCCGTAACGAACATTATAGGCGCGAGGTTCCCCTTAACCTTAGTGACTGGTCTGGCCCACCAGGAGATGCCGCAACGGGCTAACTATTAAAAAATATCACCCCAATTGGGGTGGTGATGCAAGATTGAAGGCTATTTATGCAAGATTATGCAAGATTGCCGTATTCATTTTATTAATATGTTATTATTCTTTTGCGCCTAGCTGTGGTCGGCCTCCACAGTGAAAACGGCTCTCTCTCCCCGCTGGCGCGTTCTAATCGGAGAGACATTTAAAAGCGTTTAAACGCGCTTACTAGGAGAGATTATGAACTTCTATCCATTCCATATTGGCGACTTCAAGTCGCACACAGACCACCTATCCCCAATTGAGGATATTACCTACAGGCGCTTGCTGGATTATTACTATCTACATGAAAAACCATTACCAGATGACTTTGAGTTTCTCTCCAGGCGAATTAGGATAGAGGATATCCAGGCAATTGAGTATGTCTTATCTGAGTTTTTTACTTTCACTGGAGAGCATTGGCACAATTTTCGCGCTGATGCGGAGATATCGAAGTATCACGAGAAGTCAGCAAAAGCCAGGCAATCAGCACAGAAACGGTGGCAATCCAATGGTAATGCGAACGCAATGCGAACGCATAGCGAAGGCAATGCTACCAATACCAATACCAATACCAATACCAATACCAAAGTATTTAGAAAACCAACACCGTTAGAGGTGAAAGAATATGCTGAGAGTTTAGGATTTTCTCTTGATGGAGATTACTTCTGTGACTATTACCAGGCAAGGGGGTGGAAACTGTCACAAGGCCAGATGATGAAATGTTGGAAGGCCGCAGTTAGGACATGGAAAAGAAACAACAACAAAAACAGTAAGTTAGAGATACCGGAGAATATAATATGAACATACCCCCTAACGTCAATCTTAAAGACTATATCCGCATCGTAGGCGAATCGGAAGCCCAGGAGATACACAGTGCTGGATACTGGCGGGAGCAATTGCTGGAACGTGCCGATGGCATCAAGGTTACAGGCGATAAATTACCTTGGGCTAAGATTCAGGAGAATTTCCGACTCAGACCTAATGAACTGACAATCTGGGGCGGCATGAATGGTCACCGGAAGTCTATGGTTCTAGGCATGATAGCCCTGTCACTGGCGCTCCAAGGGAAGAAGGTAGCCATTGCGTCCCTAGAGATGAAGCCAGAAGAGACACTTTGGAGGATGTGTCTCCAGGCTTCCGGAAGTAGGTCTGCCAACCCATCTAAAGAATTCATTGAGAAGTTCACCGATTTTGCAGATGAATACATTTTAATTTACGACCAGTTAGATAGTGTCCCCACGGAGAAGGTTCTGGGATTTGCTAATTATTGCGGGTCTGAATTAGGCGTTTCTCACATAATGATAGACAGCCTAGCAAAGTGCGGTATCGGTGTGGAAAACAGAGAGGGTGAGGCAGATTTTATCAATAATTTAGCTTGGTCTGCTAAACATTTAGGCACACATATTCACCTTGTCTCTCACGTCCGAAAGCCCCAGTCAGCAGGTGAAGAGTACGTTCCGAATAAATTTGACGTTAAGGGTACTTCAGCCTTGGTAGATTTAGCCGACAATTTGGTCATCGTGTGGGTAGATAAAAAAAGAGAGAGATTAAAACAACTTGATAGTCTGGATGAAAAACAGCAGGAATATTTTGATACAAGTTATGACCAGAAGTTAATCGTAGCCAAGCAGAGGCACGGTTATTGGGAAGGCACAATTGGACTGTATTTCCACAATTCACTTCAGTTCACGGCCATTGAGGGTAGAGCTATTGAGTTCGACATGCAAGTTGTTGACAACGAAATTATTATGCCGGATAATTGAGAGAGTTTTTAAGCAAAAAGGAGAGAAAAAATGTCGTATTTCGAGCATTTCATTAAAAAAAATATTGACAGGTATACGATTGACATATATGGATACCCAGATTTGCGTAATTATGACCCCCAGGAAGAGCTGGAAATTCTGTCAAAAGAAGATGAAAACCTGATGGATGAGGTGTTCAGTCATCATCTGGATGACCCTATGGCAGCGCAGATTGACCTTGTAAAGGCCATTCATGGTGATTTTCAGGCCAGCTTGAGGTTCCTAGCAGCGGTCAAGAAGGGCATGGCATCTTACTTTTATTATCGCATGGATGACCTATCTATGGAGGGTGCGCTGAAACAGTGGCAGGGCGACTACGCCAAGGAATACGCTAAAGAAGCTGCTATCGAGGCACAAATTGAACAAGCTCAGATGGAGGGTTGAGAATGAGAATAGTTAACTTATCATTAGAAGAAGTTAGAAAAAACCGCGCAAGCAAACACAACAAAATCTACAATCGTTTTTGTATGTTAAAAAAAGACGAGTGTATGATTTTTGAAGATGCTGAATTCGGGCGTAAACAGGCAAAAGCAATAGAAGTCCTTTGTAGGCATCGTGAAGATTCATTTAAGCCTAAAACAAGAAGGATAAATGAAAGCGAGCTTGGTATATGGAAGGTGGGGAAATGAAGACTAGCGAATCACTTAAGAACTTTGCGCCAGCTTTTAGGAAGGCGCAGAATGAAATGGAGGCGGTCAAAAAAGACCAAGACAATCCTTTTTTCAAATCCAAATACGCAAACATTGAATCAATCATTGATTGCGTCACTCCCATTCTTGGAAAGAATGGACTCTCTTTTTCCCAGCACCCCGTGTCAACTGAGCGCGGAGTGGGTGTTACAACCATCCTGATGCACGATTCGGGTGAATGGATACAAGACTCCTACACTTTACCATTGTCAAAACCTGGGCCGCAGGAAGGCGCTAGTGCCGTCACCTACGCCAGAAGGTATGGTCTACAGTCTATCTGTGGATTACGCGCTTACGATGATGATGACGGTGAGAGGTCAATGGGAAGATGAGGCTAATTGATTGCGAGCAGGGTAGTGATGAGTGGCTGGAGGCAAGATTGGGAATACCATCTGCCTCTAACTTCGCAAAGATACTCACCATCAAGGGAACACCATCAACACAGGCCAAGTCCTATGTGGATGCGTTAGTCGCAGAGGCCATTACGGGCGAATCCACCTATGTGAAGGTTACTGACGCGATGCAACGTGGCACTGAACTGGAACCCTACGCCAGAGACAGATATATCCTGGAAACAGGGAATGAAGTTCAGGAAGTAGGCTTCTGCCTTCACGATGATTACCAAGCTGGTGCAAGTCCAGATGGTTTGATTGGTGAGGACGGGGGGCTGGAAATTAAATGCCCATTGGGTGGCACTATGGTGTCATATCTGAGAGGAGAAAAATTGCCGTCAAAATACTACCAGCAGGTACAAGGTTCCCTATACATTACTGGCAGGAAGTTTTGGGACTTCATGGCATACCATCCAGACATGAAGCCCCTGATAATTAGGGTTGAACGGGATGAAAACTTTATATCGATTCTTGATGAAACCTTGAGAAAAGTAGTAAATGAAATTGAAACTTTGGTCGAAAGATATTCGGAGGAATGATGGAATACGACAACACAAATCGCGGAGTTCTTTTCAAGAACACGCGAAAAGAGAAAGAAACCCATTCGGATTACAATGGAACCATAAACATTGACGGGAAAGAGCATTACCTCAATGCCTGGATGAAAGAATCAAAGAATGGTAATAAGTTCATGTCTCTCTCAATTGGGAAGGAAAAAATTAAGCAGGAAGAAAAGACAACTGATAGCTTTGAGGATGTGCCGTGGTAGTTCATTTTGGTAAAGTTATCAGAAGGTTGCATGAAAGCTTGGGGATTCCCCAGGCTCACATTGCAAAAAAGGTTGGCATGGAAACATCCAATTACAACACAATGCTAAACAGGAAAGATATGAAGTGTTCCACGTTTTTCACTGTGTGCGAGGCGATTGGGTGTGACATAAGAGACATACATGAATATTTCAGCGAGTGTGAAGAAAAACAAAGTTCGCCAAGTTGAAGTAGGAATAAAAAATGTATTTATGGCCTTTTGGGTAGCTGGAAGTTTGTAGTCGGCTACCCCTTTTTTAACGGGAGCAAATCTGTGAGGATT